CAGGATTTTAGATGGTGGGTGAATAGGTTTGCCCACCATTTGCCCACCGATTAATTTTCAAGGTACTTTTCAAAACGCAAAACACTTTCTGTTTCGTGTTTTTTTGTAACGTGAAGATAAACATCCGCTGTCATGTTGATGGTAGCATGCCCGAGGCGGTCACTCACTGTTTTTATATCTACTCCACTTTCAAGAAGCATGATTGCATGAGTATGTCTTAGCCCATGAGGAGTAATGTGATGTAGATTTGTTTTCGACAAGATCGAGTCAATTACTTATTAATAACCAAACGTTCGTATATCTTTGCCATTGGGTGAGGCTATCAAAAAATTAGGTTCTTGATATGCAACCCCATATTTAATTTTGTTTTTCTTTTGCCATGTACGATACTTTTTTAGTTCAGTTATTAATGTGTCATCAATAGCGATTGTACGAATACTAGACTTTGTTTTAGGTATCTTTACACCATATTCATTTCTTGATTTATTAATCCGTATCGTTTTTTGGTTAAAATCAATGTCATCCCATTGAAGAGCGATCAACTCTCCTTTTCTTATCCTAGTTCTTAGTAAAATTAATGAGATGATGTAATGATGGAAACGGGACTTTTTTGCAGCATTAATAAATATATTCACCTCATCTTTTGTAAGGTAATTTATCTTGTCATCATTTACATTACTGAATATTTGAATACTTATTATGCGTTAACATTTCAAGTTCTACTGCTTTATTTATTGCTGAACAAAATATTGAATGTATGGTTTGAACTGTATATTTAGCATACTTGTTTAATAGATTGTTGATATATCTTTGGTAATCAACTCTTTTTAATTGACCTAATTTGTTCTGTCCGAGATGGGGGATGATATTCTTTTCAATATACAATTTACGGTTCTTTAAGGTGCTAGGCTGACATTGAGAACCGTAAACATCAAGCCATTCATATAACCAGTCTTTTAATAATACCTCTTTACTTTGGATAATTTCATGCTGACCTAAATAAATCTGTTTTTCAATTTCTGCTGCTTCAATTTGTGCTTCTTTCTTTGTTCTAAATCCTCCTTTTTTTCTTTTCGTTTTCCTTTAGAGTCAGTAAAGATAATACGGTATTCCCAACTCTTACCCCGTTGTCTAAAGCTAGCCAAGATAGTTCACTCCCTGCTTTTATTTTCAGATCAATTCAAGAACATTTGTTCGGTTTTTGTTTAAAAAAATACTGCGGTAATTTTGTACAAGTTCTTTCGGAATGCCATATTCTTTGAATTCACAATAAGTAATACCCCTTTGAACGGAAGAAAACAGTAAATGCATGGCGAAAAAGTTTGCTTCCAGTTCAATTTTTTCAGTTGAAAAGAAAGTGTTTCTTTTCAAGAATGGAGTATTAGAGTCGCTATGAAGCAAAGCGTGAGCTAGTTCGTGAGCGCAAATAAAAAAACTAGATTTTTCACTCACCTTTTCATTAATGTGAATGAATTTAGTACGGAAATGTTTGCTATAGTATCCTAGGGTGTTCCCCAAATCTTCATGAATAGTAATGATTCCAAGTTTATTGGCAATGAAAAAAGGATTAGATGAATTAAATCTATTTCTTAATTTAGAAACAGTTTCAGTAATATCGCCCATGATTTAAAATATCATTCCTTATTTATATTTTTTAGGAGTGTATTTTTGTTTTGCTATTTTCTTTGCTATTCTCAAAGTGTTCTCGAGACTTGCGATTAAAAGTTCTTTATCCTCTTCTTCCATGTCATCAATAGTTTGACCGTCAAAGGCAGCATAACTATTTCCTTCAAGTCCGTTTATAATGTTTTGCAATTCCTTTTGTATGTCTTTCTCATCTTTTTCCGTTAAATCAACATTTCTTTTAACTTCGGTGCGTCCTAAAAGGTAATCCGTTGACACGTCAAAATAATCTGCAACTTTTTGTAATGTTTCACTTTTAGGAGAAACATTATCCCATCTTCTTATTTGTCCATTTGAGATACTTATTTGTCTTTCCACTTCTGCAAAAGTCACTTTTTTATCATCACATAGAGCTTTTATTCTTTTCACCAAACTCATTAAGACCAACCTCTCTCAAGGCTTATTGAAAACAAAATGACTCAAAAGTTATTTTTGTGTTGGTATATGACTTTTAAGTCGTTATACTGTGATCATAAGCTAATTAATTAGCAAAAAAGACAATAAAAAAATGTACCTAATTAAATACACTTTCGACGCTGGGGAGCAATGAAATGTATATTTATAGGCTTTTAAAAGTCTTGTTTTGCTATGGATTCATAATAGCAAAAAAGTCATTTTGGGTCAATGAGAATTAGCTAATTAATTAGTTTGTTACATTTTTTTAGAAGGAGGCAAGGATTGAAATGCCATTTCTTACAGCCGCAAAAATTAAGTCAGAAATGTATATGCAAGGCATAACGCAAAAGCAGTTAGCAGAAATGCTAGGTGTGTCCGCCTCATATATCAGTGACATCATCAACGGTAAGAAAACAGGAAGGAAAGCACAGGAGCACGCCAAGCATATCTGCAAAATATTAGGCGTATCCGAGAGAGGTGAATGGAATTAATGATCACTTTTGAAATTGATCAAAGCCTCTTAGAAGAACGGGTTTCCAAAGAACTTTCAAAACGACTTGAAGCGATTGAACACAGGGTCATGTTTTGGGATACAAAAGAATTGTGTAAGCAAACAAACATGAGTCTCAACTTCATAAAGGAAACATTTTTCTATGATCCAAGGTTCCCTAAATATCGGGTCGGTACAAAATGGCTTTTTCCTGCTAAAGAATGTGAGCAGTTTTTATTAACCTGGTTGAAAGAACAAGCTAGGGGATAAACGAGGATTTAGATTGGCTCAAATTTGAGCGCATAAAAAGGAGAGTCCATATTGGGGCTTACCGATTCCCTAAATGTGGGGAATGACAAATAAAACAAAAAAATGGAGGTTTTAAATATGAATGATGAAAAAGAACAAGCGTTTAATAATCTCGTAACTCTAATCTGCAAAGAGTGTCAAGAACACGCTTTTACATTAAAAGAGTTAGAAAGTATTCCTTCACTTGTTAAAAAATTTTATTACGATAATGCTGTTCCTTTTAAGCATGTGAGGGACTAATTGCCCCTCATGAGTTATCCGGTATGACATTCATTACAACAGTAGTAACAACCATCAAAATTATACTTACTAGTTTCACGTTTTACTCGGTTAATGGCTGACTTACAGTCAGGCTCGTATCCAATAAACTCACGGTTTCGAGGGTCAGGAAGGTATGAGCAATCTTCTGTATGCACTTCATGATTGCCATTAACATCAGTATTTATATTGTAATAGTAGAATTTAACCAAATTTTCATCCCCTATCTAAACAGATAGGAACATTATACCAGTGTAAGAGATTGGCAAAAAGATAGAATTGAAATATTTTCTATTCACAAGTGACACACCCTTTATCAAGAACGCTTTGCCGCTCCTGGAAAAAATATATTTTAGGAGGACGAAACGAATGACAACTATCACGACTTGGAATAAGAGACTAAAGAAGGTTAACAACGAGGTAAAGGAGATTGAATCGCTCTTAACCGCTGCTATCAAAAAGTATGAAAGCATGTATTCGCACGGTGTTAAAAAGATTATGCAGGCCAACTTGAAAGAGATTATGGTAGGAGTGCCAAAGGAAGAAGCTATTGATCTATTGGGACCAAAGTTACTAGATGTGTTTGAGTGGGACGACATTTTACCAGTGGAGAAATACAGTAAATTCAACGCTTTGGTTTGGGCTAAACGTATTCAAAGAGAACTGAATAAGCAAGATGAAGCCATTAGGTATTATCGAAATCGTCTATGGAGAATTCATTCTTTGCTTGAAAAGTTAGAGGAAGTGTATATAAAGAGTAACGAAAAGAAAAAGGTGAGAAAAGTCTTTGAGTTGATGCACCAAGTGACATACCTAATTTTCTTACGACCTTATCGTGCAACGTATATTGCTAAACTTATCGAATTGTCATTTTTCCCTATGACCAAAAACGATTTCTTGTCATTGCTATCAATTGATCATAGCAAAGGGAGAGCGGAAGAAGTAAAAAGTCACATTGATTCGATTCCTGAACAAGTTGATTTTAATACATTTTGCCATTTTGTTCATGACTGGGGATTAGAAGATGAAAACAGGGACGAGTTTTTCACCATCCTTTCATACAATAATGTTGAGGCAACGGTTCGAAGATATGACAAATATAAGTTAGATCAAGCTAATTGAATAAAAAAAGCGCTGATCCATAATCGAATCAGCCAATAATGTGTTCGTAGTGATTAAAGGGTTGTAATAATGAAAAGCGAGAAAGTCAAGTGCTTTTCACAGAATTAATTTATCGCAAATAACAATAATTTTCAAATATGTAAAATGTTCTAATTTTGATAGGGCGGCAGATACTGACTCTGTAAGAATAAGGTTAGAAATATATTTACAGAGTCATATCAGCCTAAATTTCTACTAGAAGGAGTGTCCAAAGACAATAAGGAAGTGGGAGTACTTCCTGAAAATAAAATACCATTTAAAGGAATAAATAGCAATGATATTCAAATAGAAAAGGAGTTATGTACTATGAAACTAATGTGTACACCTTCAAAGATATCCAAAGCGAGAGCGAAGTTAGATCATATCATTCGTCAAGATGAAAAAGAAGCTTACATGTATGATGCGGGCATGGTATCAGTCTTAAAATTTGTTGCTACCAAAATACTTTACGGTCCTCAAGGTCCGCTTACCGCTGAAATTGAATGGTCTGAATCAACAGTACAGGCACAAGAGAATGTAGATGATTTATACGAGAAACTAGAAGGATTGTTGTCTCACTCAAAAAATCTATTGAAAGACTTTGATTCAGCGCACGCAGCAAAAGCGGGTCTTGAGATTGAAGATGCTTTTGTAACTGGATTCGTGGCAGGTTTCCGCTACTTGATGGATGAAGCAGCATACAGCAAGAATGTAAATTTTCTAAAGTAAGGCAAGGGTGATTATTATGACTGGTTGGATCAAATTATATAGGGAATTGCTTCATAAGCCAATTTGGATGACTTCCACGCCCGAGCAAAAGGTTGTCCTCACAACGTTATTAATGATGGTGAACCATAGTGAGAACGAATGGGAATTCAAAGGCGAAAAGTACACAGTGAAGCCCGGTCAAATGATCACTAGCTTGGAATCTATAGTAGCAAATTGTGGAAAAGGCGTGACGATTCAGAACGTCAGAACCGCTTTAAAACGTTTTGAGAATTACGGATTTTTGACCAATGAATCAACAAACAGAAACAGACTCATAACCATTGTTAATTGGGAGGTCTACCAACCAGCAGAGCATGAACCTAACAAGCAATCAACAAGCAACTAACAACTAACAAGAATGTAAAGAATGAAATGAAGTTGTATTTAAAGCACCCGTTTAGAGGTGTTTTTATTTTGGCACAATTTTGGCGTAAAACTGGCGTGTTTCTGGCACAGCATAATGAGAAAAAAGGCGTATTATTTGTATTGTGCCTAAAAATCAACTGTATTTTTGTGCTTTTGGTTGATTAACCTTACCTACAAAAATATAACCGTATTTATAACGGTTAACTAGAAAGGATGTTAGTATAGAGCTACTTACAGATATTAAAGAAATAGTAATAAGAGCAACTAACCAGTGGGAATTTTTAATATTTGGCAAAACAAGAAGAGCTATTCCTAAAAAATAACCGTGAAATAAGTAAATGGAAAAAGAATATTTACTAATCAACATAACGATTGAAGGTATTTTTTGTACTTAACGGATATATTGAGCGGTAAGAAAGAGAACGAAAACTATTTTGCCGTTGTCTATGAGCAAGATGACGAAAAAGAGATAAGCGACGAAAGCACTTGGATAAAAAGCAACCCGTTGCTTGAAGTTGAAAGTATGAAAAAGAAATTGCTCAAGAACTTATGCAAAAAATTGAAAGAAGCCCAGGAAAAAGATGATTTGAACGGAACGCTAGTTAAAAACTTTAATTTGTGGCGTTCTGCTTCTTCCGATAGTTTATTGAACGGTGACGATTGGAAAGATTGTGCCATTGAGGAAAAGCCGGATATATACGGGAAGCCTGTTTATATCGGTGTGGATTTGTCCAGATCGGAAGATTTATCTTCACTCGGTTTTATTTATCCTCTAGAGGATGCCGAGGAAAATTTTTATGTTGATAGTCATTCGTTTGTCGGGCGTAAAGGCGGTTTAGAAAACAAGATACAGCGTGACAAAATTGATTATAGAAGGCTTGAGCAAGAAGGGTATTGCACAATAACAGACAAAGAGTCCGGGATCATTAATTTACAACAAGTGATTGATTACATGGTCGATCACATAACGAAGAATGATTTGCAAGTAAAAGGCATCTTTTATGATCCATATAACATTTCATTATTCCTCAATGAAATTGAACATTACGGATACCCTGCTATTGAAGTAAGGCAAGGGGTAAGGACGTTATCAGAACCAACGAAAAATTTTAGACTTAACATCATGGATCAGCGTCTCCTGCATACAAACAACCCATTACTCAACCTGGCCATTAACAACGCCATTTTGAAAAAGGTCAATGATACGGTGCAGATCGACAAGGATTTGAACCGGGAAAAAATTGACCCAATCGCTGCCGTTATGAATGCATATACAGAAGCAATGTACCATTACGAGCAAAACGAAACAGATTGGGACGCATACTACCAAAGTGAAGAATTTGGTATATAGAAGGAGTGGAAACAGTGCCAAAACAATTTAATCATCTAATTTTAGGAGTATGGCGGTTCTTCATATCGAACCTTCATACTTTTTTGTTTTTGTTAGGGCTAGTCCTCATCAATACCGCCGTTTATATGGTCGGAATGATTTTAGGGATTGCGGCTAGTGGTATTTTGCTAGTCTTTGTCGCCATTCTTCTCAACCATGAAACAGAAAGGGGGTAGAGGAAATTGGCGTTTTTTAGATCAATCAATCAACAAAGCGCAGGACAAAGGGAATTTAATGAAATTTTGGTGGGCTTAGATGGTTTAAGCTATGTGCCAGCAATAAAAATAGCGATGTGTTCACAGCGGTTCACGTGTTGTCGTCAGACATTGCAGCAAGCCCCATCATGATAAGAAACAACGGAATAGAAGAAAAGGATAGTGACTTGTTTCAGCTTATCAACGAGCGACCTAACGAATATTACTCGGGGTACTCATTCAAATATATTCTTGTCGCCAATGCGCTTTTAAACGGTCAATCGTTTGCTTATATCAAACGGGATAAAGACGGCACGCCCTGGGAGCTTATTCACATGTTAAATAGTGAAGTCTCGGTTGATCAGATAAAGGGACGAAACGATATTGTTTATCGTTATTATCCTTCTGACGGAAAAGAAACTATTTTGAAACCGTCTGACGTGCTGCATATCAAATTTTCCTCACTGGATGGGGTAAACGGAAAGAGCCTCTTATCATGTCTCAAGCACGAACTTGAAAGCCAGGAAGCGGGCAAAAGGCTTGTCACGGACTTTTTTAGACGTGGCACAAATTTAAGCGGCATTGTAACGCTTAAAAAAGGCGTACCGTCGCCTGAAGCAAGGGAAAACTTGCGTAATGAATTTGAAAAGGTCAATTCGGGTGTTAGGAATCAACAAAGAATAGCTGTCTTGAGTGAAAACGAAGAATTTAAGCAGCTTGAAATCAGTACAAAGGTTCTTGAGATCGTCAATAACTACACGCATTCAACCAAACAAATTGCGAAAGTGTTCGGGTTACCGCCTCATAAGTTGGGGATCGAGCAAGTAAACACTTCCCTAGAACAAGCGAACCTGGATTATTTGACAAACACGCTTTCAAATCACTTCGCTGCCATTACAGCGGAATTAAATTTCAAAATGCTTTTTTACCCGGAAAGCAGGACCAAACGTTTTCAGTTTGATGCAAGATGGTTCAAGGAAACGGACGCTAAAACAAAGCGGGAAAATGTCATTGCTTTATTGCAAAACGGCATTTACTCACAGAATGATGCGTTAGCAGAATACGGGATTGCGCCTATTGAAAATGGAGATAGGCGCTTTATGAGTTTGAACTATGTGGATGTTGACATTATGGACGAAATCCAAAAAGCAAAGGCGAAGGGGCTTCCTATTCCTTCACTTGATAAAGGGGGTGATGATATTGGAAAAGGAGATTAGAGCCATTCAAGAGGGTTCACTAAAGGCTACAGAAGAAACCGATAAAGGCAGGATGATCACAGGTTATGCATTGAAATTTGGTACACGCAGCCGAAACCTGGGCGGCTTCATTGAAACCATTGAAAAACGAGCGCTGCAAAATGCTGATATGTCAGATGTAAGGGCGCTTATTGATCACGATCCTTCTAAAATTTTGGGAAGGACTAAAGCCGGAACACTGAAACTATCTGTGGATGACATTGGCTTGCGTTTTGAATTGTTTTTACCGAATACGCAATACGCAAACGATCTATATGAAAACTTGAGACTTGGCAACGTTACAAATTGTTCATTCGGCTTTCACCTTGCCAAAAATGGCGACAGCTTTAAACGAGATGAAAAATCGGGGCTGCCGTTGAGGAGCTTAAACAACATTTCACGTATTACTGATGTTTCTATTGTCACTTATCCGGCTTATGAAGATACAGACGTATCAATCGCACAGCGGCATTTAAAACAGCATCAAAACAGCCATTTAGAAAAAGAAAAAATCAAGTTAGAGCTTGAGCTAATTCAATTAAGTCTTTAGAAAGCACTCGTACATTGCGTGCTGCCTTTCGTGGTTGATGCCTATGATCAAAGCGTGTACGATTCAAAAATTGTATTCTCAACACAGGACATAGGCACAGCGAAGCTAATTTTCAAATTGCGTAAAGATGGTGTGCCACTTTCATTGTCAGCGGTTGACGGAAAACTCGTACTATCATTCAACACTGGATCCAAGAACGTTCGGAATATCACACTTGTTGATAAAGTCGAAGGGATCGCCGAATACGTCTTAGATAATGACGAGATCAAGCAATATGGCAAGGTTCAAGCGTCCTTGAATTTGTATTATCGGAACGGACAAGCCTTGTCA